GACCACGCCCCTTCCAGTATGCAATCGCCCACTCCTTTTTCAGATTATTATCAACTTCAAAATTATGAAAATTGAGAAGTCTGGTTAATGACGATGAATAATCCATCGGATTGATCGCAGGTTCCTTACTCTCCCATGCAAGCTTTGCGACCTTGGCATGTCTTTTTTCTCTTGCTGTGTCGGTCATTTTGCTCCATGTCCGTATATTACCTGATATTCAGGGATCATTCTCAATTCACCGATAGCAGCCTCAAGCCCTATGATTGACTTTCCGCATTGGAGAGACTGGAGGTCAAGCTCATCGATTTCTCGTTGAAGCTGCATTCTTCGCAAATTTAGACGCTTCTTTTGTTCCTGATTGTTTCGAAGTTCCTGATCCAAAAGGATTAGTCTGAATCCCATATTGGAAATTGTAATTGTTTCAGTTGTGCATGTCATGAAAACGACCTCCGAATGGTTATACTGATCGAATATCCAGCATCAACCAATTGCTGGTAAATCTTGGCTGCAGTTGTATCAGGTGTGTATGTTAGCACATCCTCAACATTTCCGTCAAGAAGGATATCCCATTCAACCACCGGAGTGTCGTTCGTCATTTCAATTAGGCGTTTTGGACAGCATCAACCAAAGCAGTTAAGTCGTCAAAGTCAGTAGCAACCTTGTCGAAATCTGCGTTGTATTGAGCACGAACCAGCTTGGAAATGAAGCTTTTTGGAATATCAAACTCTTCCGAAATTGCAGCGATAATATCCTTCAAGGCTTCCTTCTCTGCTGCGCCACGAAGGAGGCAATCGGTTGCTTCTGTGACCATACCCTTGATCTTCTTGAGGGCTGCAGGGTCGCTAGGAATGACGATAACGTGGGTTGCCTTAGCCATTCGCCTTCTCCTTTTTCTTCATGCCCTGATAGACCATACGGGCACCCTTGCACACCGATTGGGCTCGCACGATGTTACCAGACTCGTCGCGCTTTCGCGGCACCGTCATATATTCGCGGTTATCGGCAGGATGGAACCCAGCGAGTTTGCGAAGGGATTTTGCTTTCTTTTGATTCATAGTTTCTCCTTAGTTAAAATTATCACTTGCCTGCAGGTCGTTTATCCAAGCCCGCATCGACAAACAATGTTGAAACATCATCGACATGCAAACAATCGCACATGCAAGCATAATCCGTTGCAGGTTGAATTACGGCGATATTGCCGTTGCAGTAATCATTCCCCTGAACTGCGCTATGCAAACCCCCGAAGGAAACGATTTCTCCGCCGTTGAGTTTTACAATTTTATCCCCATTTTTTTGCTTCTCTACCATTTCGATAATGCATATTTTCTCCTTATTGAACTTCAAACATAACGAACTACACCAACCAAATTAATGATCACGAAAAACACATTAACTAGGAAAACAGAATTTGGAACGGTAGTGCCACGCATCAAGATGACTGCCGACACCGAACTGACCAGAAACAGTATATAGCCGAAGAAATTCCAGCCAAGATTCAGCGCAATTATGGAAGACCCACCAATGGCACCCGCTACAACAAGAACGTCCAACATCAATTTAATTTTCGGTTGCATATTTGACGCACCCATAATAAACGAAGGATTCCCTTTCAGGAGAACGATATTCGACCCAGAGCATCTTTTCGTATTCTAGACATTCTGGAAAGGAAAATGCTGCGCATCCAGAAAGAAGGATGACGAAGACCGCCAACGCAATCTTCGTCATCTAAACAATCAAACCACGTTGAAGGTGTTACCCTTCATCTTGAAGGAGATAAGGCCATCAAGATTGATCATGCGGTAAGCCTTAGCCGGATCGGCGACAGTGGAATCCCACACACCGACGAGGTTCTTGGTGGAAGGAACATACCCGAGGGTGCCACCGGTCACGTACTTCTTGACGCCCTTACGGCAGACCATGTCACGCACTTCATTGTTAGTGCGCTTGATGAACTTGACCGAGAAGAACTGGTCGTCGTTGTACTCAGAAATCATCTGAGCGGCGAGTTTGCGAGAGATAAGTTGTGTCATGGTATTTCTCCTAGTTTGTACTGCGGTTTTGATTCGATGAGTTCATTGTAGCGATGTTTTGCTTACGATGCAAGTTATTTCTAAATCGTTGATTCTTAAGACTTTTTCTGCTGAGTATCCGTTGGTGCCTTGATTCGATGAGTTGAATGATACATACAAGATGGGAGCAAATCAACAACTATTTTAAATCATTGAATTTCAAAGGAATTTATGGAAGAACAGCACTGGATTTACCAAGGCAAGGAAATAAAGTCGGCAGAAGACCTACCAAATCAAACCGCACTTGGCTTCATTTACATGATAACACAGATATCAACTGGACAAAAATACATTGGGAAAAAATTACTCACAAAATCCGGCACCAGACAGGTAAAGGGAGTGAAAAAGAAAGTCAGACTACCTAGCGATTGGGTTTCATACTGGTCTTCGTCACCGACGATCCTAGCATTAATCGAGGAAGCAGGAAGCACAAAGGACTTCTCGAAAGAAATCCTTGTGTTTTGTAAGACTAAGGGGAGTTTGTTGTATTGCGAGGAAATGGCGCTGTATCAAGTTGGTGCTCTGGAGTCTGATGCATACATCAACCTCAATATAAGATCAAAAATATATCAATCCTGGATTGCAAAAGACGTAGCTGCAGCAAAATCACTGCGACTACGTCTTCAACTTATCTAGTCAGAATCCGAATCGTCAAAGTCTATAGATTCATCATACGGCAACTCTTCTGCGCAAAACGGACAGACGATAACCGGATCATTCCCCTTGTAACTAATGACAAATGCCGAATCACAACTCATGCAGTAGTGCTCTTTTCTCATCCTAAATACCTCCTTGTTTTGAGGTATTTAGGGTGGATGAAATTAAATTAACTCGCATACGCCCGAAGAACAAGAATACTGTTGCGCCCCCGTAGTTTTATCCTCATGCTCGTTGACATCAAAGGTGGCCCAATCGATGCTAGGAAATGTCTCGACAGCGGAAATATAATCAGCCTCCTCGATTGGTTGATATGGTGCTTGTTGATAACTGTGCTCAGAATATGGCAAGAAACTAACTCCACCAACGTCATCAAAGTGTTCGTATACCCAAGCTCCAACATCTAGCCATTCATGCTCTCTAACATATACCGTGATGGATATTGTATGTTCAGCCCATGCTCGATACCAAACTAGGTAATGATTTAACTGATCCAATGCCGACATGTCTGAGGCAAGCTTCGCGTGCGATGGTGCCTTTTGTGGGAATGAAAATACCCAAGTCTTATCCGGTTTCATCGCATCGTCTTCACACGGAACTCCCGCATTTTTTAGGAAGATACCAAGAGGATCGAGCTTATCGTTTCTGACTGTGCGGATGTAATGTTTGGAATACCTTGCGTGAATGCCAGATGCCGCGTCAACCAACTGCGAAACAGTACCTTCTGGTTTCGTGCAAGTTACCGCAACAGACTGCTCGATGCCTATTTTTGCCGCCCATTCCTTATTTGTTGCAATGGCATGCGCCCTAAGTTCGTTGCACCATTTCTCCATCTTATCAAATCCTTGGGAGCCATTAAGAACTGGGTGATCCATGATACCAACAAAAGAAACCCCAAGCAGTCGTTCGTCTTCCGCGTTTTTCTTCCATACATTGCGAAGGTATCTAAAAGTTGTTAGTGTTGATTGGAACGTGCCTAGGATCGAACTGACCTCAACCTTACGCTTGAGGTCGTCAAGGGAGTCGTGTTCCCTAGCAACAGATGTTGTTAGATTACACAACCCACAAGACCGAAGGAAAATTTCACTGCAAGGATTGACCCCCAGCAACATTTCTTCCGCTTTTTTATAGTCTCGTCTGCCGATTTTTTCCATCTTCTTCAGTGCGCCACGGCGATTAAAAATACCTCGCTCACCAGATTTTGACTCGTATAGAGAAATCCACTCTTTCATGAACGCCCCAATATCAGGCTTCTCTGTGTATGCGACAGAATTGTTGGCAAGAGCAAATTCTGGATGATCGATCCACCACTGCCCAGATTTTGCGTTTCGCATACGATCATCTGATAGGTTTGACAATGAGATCAGTGCCGATCTGCGAACCCCACCAACAACGATAGCACCAGCGACAGAAGACATCACAGAATGACATTCGATTGAGGTGAGTTTTCTCCCAGCAGCTTTTTTGAAAATAGCAATTGTTTGTTTGAATAGTGCGTCTAGTGGTTCTGGACCAGATGACCTCCCGCCGAACGTTTTTAATGGGGCTCCAGCTATACGGAGCTTACTCAAATCCCATTTTGGAATTTGCCCCGAGTACAATAAAGAAATGAGTTCACGATACGCACTTGCCCAGCCGATTTTACTGTCGTGCACCTGGATTATGGTATTAGTCTCATGGAATTCTTCTGCGATTTCTGGTAATTTGGCAATTGCCTGTCTTTCAACTGAGAAGCCGAGCCCTGTGCCACACATTAAAATATACATCGCCTCATCAAAAACTTTAGGATTATCTACCGCCATATATGCACAGTTATACCCAGACACCTCATCCCTATCGAGCGCCTTTCCTGCGGTCATAAGTGCTCTCATAGAAGGCATGTTTTCCATATTGACGATAGCGTTGTAGACGACATCCTTCGGAAAAACATCACCAAACCTGCCATGAAAAAAATTGCAATATCTACCAACCGTCTCCTCCCAAGTCTCTCGGCGCTTTTCCTCCGGAAGATATCGAGCATATCTGCTCATCGCGATGTACCGTTGATAATCAGTCATTTGTGTCATTAATTATTCCTTTTCTAGTTTAATGCTTCATGAAGCTGGGTATTTAGTCCCCAGCATTTAACTCTCGTTTTTCCCACCCCTGATAATTTGTCCATATCCCGTCAGCCAAACGAAAGTGCATCGAGATCGACCGTTCTCGCAAAACCTCTTTTAAATTTCCGTGGGCCACGAGTTCTTCGCCGGTAAATCTGTTTGTCAGAACAAACGTCTTTGCTCTTCCATTTTTATCCCCGGCCCGTCTCTTCCTTTCTCCGGCGGCAGTCGCCCTAGTTCTAGAAAAAACAAGGTCTTCTGCGCCCGTAAAATCCGATTTGTTACACGCACACCAACCACACAAAAATCGATGCTTCCCGGACAGCAACCTCTTTACTTGCGCCAATTCCAATCCAATTTCAGATAAGGGGATGTCTTCTCCAGCCGGAACTATTACCGTTTCCTTCGTTGATATATTAACAAACACAACTTCGTGTGGAAAGCTGCAGGTTTTCTTGCCGCGAGCCAAGAATGCGGCCCCACTAGCAATGGTTCTAATATCATTCATTCGGGTAAAATGCTCCTGTATTGCTTTAAGTTTATCGGAAAGGGTGAACATCGACCGCACAAATGTTAAGTTTCTCCAGCACAGTTTTGTCCCAGAGACCATCAACCGAAAGGTCTCTGGCTTAATTCCAAGGTCGGAAACAATTTCATACCGGTTAGAGTCGTCCACCATTATCATTTTTAATGTAGATATATTAACTAACCAACCAGCCCCGATGGGAATATGTGCAGGATTTCCTGCACCACACATTCTAGCAGAATGCGCGGCTTTAAGTATGGCACTTCGTGCGACTCCATTTACTCCATCCCCTCCTAGCGTTATGTTAGTCAACGGCCCACCATCGACTCTGCGACCTAGGTATGCTATGATCTTAACTTCTTCCGCTAAAACGATGGGCAAATCCGCTTCCATTACCCGCAATATGACATCTTCCTTTTTATAGCTGCGCTGGCGATATAATATTTTATGCTTTACCCACCAGCGGCTCCTCGGTATAGACTTTAATTCATTCCAATGTTCCCTTGGTCTAAGATGTCTCCCTATCCCAACATAAAAAGGCCGGTATAAAAGAGACACTAGGTTAGGTATCTCTACTATCTCTGGGCGACCCAAATCTAACAAAAAATATAAGCACGGCATAATTCCTCCTTTGCTTATATTTATACCGCTGCGATCCTCGCAAGTATTATGATATCTTTCATTTAGTCCCGGTCGAACCGAATCCAGACTCACCACGGTTCGTCTCACCCAACTCTTCTTTCGAGTCGACCGGAACCCAATTGATTTTATACACTGGGCATAGGACGATCTGGGCAATGCGCTCACCCTTCTTGAACTTGATTGGTTCATCGCCGATGTTGTCCATGATGACATTCACTGGCCCAGTGTAATTGCTATCCACGGTTCCGGGTGAATTTGAAACGCGAAGCTTGGTCTTGAGTGACATGCCGCTTCGTGGGCGAACCTGAATCTCAAGACCGGGGAATGGTAGCCGAACCGAGATTCCAGTTTCGATCATCTTGGTCTCGCTAGGATAAACGGAAAAATCTTCCTTAGCTCGAATATCCATACCAGAATCGCCATCCTTAGCATATGATGGAAGTTCATTTTCGGACTCATTAAAAATCCGCACATCAAACTCGTATTGTCGCATATCTACCACCTTGTTCATACCAAACCTGCCGATTTCTGCGCGTCAACGTCCTTGGCCTCAAAGCTCATATCCATCTTTGCGCCTGCCCGATAGCTAGTTAGGTTTTGTCCAACACTAGAAAATACCGCTTGGGTTCCAAGAGCATTATTAGCATATGACAAAGAATTGGCACCAGAGATTCCGAACGCCTGCCCAGTCTTGATTGCATCTTGGTTCGCACCGATGAACACAAATTCTACCCCCTTGGTCTTCATCTTGGAAATCATGGCATTAACGTCTGGAAGATGCCACTCTCGACTGCAATTCTCTTCACCGTCAGTAATGATAACAACGATGCAGTTCGGACGAAATTCCTTTTTGATCGGTTTCATACGATCCTTGAGTGCAGCAATGCCACGGCCCATAGCATCAATGAGGGCAGTTGAACCACGAGGCTGGTACGTCAATTGGCTTAGTGGTTGAACTTCTTTAATGCTTTTGGCATAATAATCGACTTGGTATTGATCATCAAATTGAATAAGGGTCAAAACTGCATCCCCCTCTGCCTTTTTCTGCGACTCGACAAATGCGTTAAATCCACCGATGGCATCCTTCGCCGTGGTCTGCATTGATCCGGAGCGATCCAGAATTACTGTAATGTCTGTTGTTTTGTTCATATTTTTCCTTTGTTAATAAACCTAAATGTTAACCATAATGGCCATGATCTTTGTCCCACGTTCTGATAACCGTACCACAAAGAGAGCACCTTTCTACATACTCAGTTCTGCTAGTGTAATCATACCCACCAGAGAAGTATTCAGACTTTGTTTCAGTGTTTTGATGAAGACATAGCGCCCTAGCCTTGGCTAGTATCTCATTGGCAGCTAATGAATACGAACCAGCTAAAATTCGATGAGATTCAACTTGAGCCATCAAATTTATCACCGATGAATCGGCATCTAGATCGAGTTCAAGTTGATTCATCGCGGAGGTTCGCTCAACTGTCGAAATTTTTCAACAAACTCCGACTCCAATCTAACAAACTCCAGCCTAGGATCGAAGCTCAATTCCATATATCGAATCATCATCTGCCCGTCTTGGGCGTTTGTGCAATTGATAGAATTTCCTAGCACTAGGTATATGTTGCCGGTTTTTATATGCTGCCAAATGGAATCAGGTGAAATCATGAAGAACCCCGTTCAATTTAACCTGATAGGTGCGCTCGAAAATACTTCGGTCACATATATAGTTTTCGCCATCGATTCCCTTGATCAGATAATCACCAGCTTTACCCTGCTTGTAATTTCCCTCAAGAGTGTCAACACGGAAATCCTCGTCTACCTGAATAGCATGGACGACGACGGGCTTCTTTACGACCTCCAGCATATTATCGATGCGTTCAAACGCACCAAACACTAGCATATCTTTACAATCGCATTCAGCGCAATTATTTTCACAACTCATTTAGACCTCCTTCATAAAATTTTGTTCCAGATGATACCTATAACTCGACCATCCACGCAGGTTAAAATACGCTTCCGCATCCGACATACACTGCGCCTGATGCTCTGCAGGACTGAAGTGTTTTGGGTTAGAGCCAAACAACCTCTTGCACAACTCGATATCTTCTGCAATGGTAGCCATACCACCACCGGGTTTATTATAGCTCACCCTACAACATCTTGCAGCACTGATTTGTCGAAGAAGTTCTTCATTACCAGCAAAAAAGGAATCGTTGCGTTCATCTTTTGTGACATATGGAAGATGCCACTCCCCAACTTTCATCTGGATTGGCTCAGAATTATATCTTGCAACCTTCATATATTGGGCGAGAAGCTGCATTTCTGGTTGCGCAGAATGGTGATCGCGAAGGAGGAAGAAGTTATCCAATTCAGTTGCGGTGACAACACCAGTTGCCATAACATGCCAATCATTTAAACGACCAGCCCATTGTTTATGGAGACCCAACTCAGATAATTTTGATGAAGCAGCCCTACAATATTCGATGGCATCCATCCAAATCTGCTCTGCCTTTTTCTGGTCGTCATCGGAAATATCATCTAGTTGTGCTTCCATACCCGCTTGATTCTTACCCCATCGAATGGGAATAAATGAATCCAGCTGAACCTGCTTGGCAATAGGAATCGCACGAGCACTTGAGAAATTCTTTGATAATGCCCTGTGAGTATTGATTTCTGCCAGGAGGCATTTCGGCATGCAGATTTGAAAGGTAGTTATTCTTTTACCAATCGGACTTACCGAATCCGCTAAAATTTTTGCTTCAATTGTCATATTTTTTGTATGCCTTTTCTTTAACTTGTTTTACCTTAACCCATTGGCTGAACTTCAACTCCGCACCAAGCCCCTGATATGTATTGTCATCGATGACATTCTTTATTTCTTCTTTGCTCATACCACCAAGAATGGCATCATTGATATCTTTATATCCATACGATGCCGGTGGAATAAAAACCTTCTTACCAGCATCAATGGCTTTCTTTATTAATGCGGTTATTTCATAATTCCGGGATTCGGCATCGAAAACATACACAACATCAGTATAACCGAATCCGGAGAATGATGTCAATGCCGATGACCCAACGGCGAGGCAGTTAGGAAGATACAACGAATCCAATCCGCCCTCGACAACATAAATCCTCTTATTTTTGTCTTTAAAATCAACACGTTCCATGCCATAAAACTTAGGAATCGACGTATCTAGTATGAGGGTGTAATACTTTGGAGATTGCTTTCCTATGGCCCTAGCCTGATATGCAAATATCTTACCTTCTGGCGAGAACCATGGGATTATGATGCGAGGGTGGTCGGACATTCCCTCGGTACCATCCGATGAGAATTTATCCGTGTTTGTCGATGCCCATTCGTAGAACTTGTCTGTGTAACCAAACCCATCAGCAACGGAAGGCAATTTTCTAGACTCAATATACTTCCTTGCCGGATGGTCTTCCGGTAAAGATGGGATCAGTTTCAGCTCAGAGAAGAACTCTACATTGTGGTCATTTATTTGAGGTAAAGTTATATTCGTTTTGAATTTGCTATGATCTACCTTTTTGGTCTTGGTGTCATCAACTCGACTAAATTCTCGCTTCTCCTGAAAGGATTCTAGTCCATATTCCTTATGCAAATGTGGAAAGAAAGAATGCAGGAATTTACCAAACGGCCAAGCTTCATCGCTCATGCAATTTAAACATTTGTAGAATATCATGTTGCTGCGCTCGAAGAATCCTCCTCGTTTTTTCTTTGAGGATTTCTTAGAGTCTCCACATATCATACACCGACAAGTGCTAAGATACGGAGAATATCTCTGCTCAGTGAACCCTTCGATTTGGGACGATATTTGTTTCAGGTATTTTATGTCGAGCCACAGGGACAAAATAATGTCTCCTACATGATAAAATTTGATGCTACCAGAACTGGCAGCAAAAGTAAAGAACTACATCGAAATTACATCAATCTATAGTTATTTCTTGACGAAGCGATTTCAAGTATGCTTCGTCTAGCCCCTTAGAATAAACCTCAAGTAGGTTGCGCAATTCTTTTGAATACTGCATTAGGTTGGCATAATCAATCGATAATGCCTTGACGAATTCTGCATGATCCGCATGCATTTCAGCGGTTCGCAGTGATGGTACGAGTGGCATATCAACACGAGGGATTTGCACAGGAACTGGAACCTTCACCACCTTAACAGTCGTGCCGCATCCAACGAGAAGAACTAATATCAACCCAGCAATCAGTTTTTCCATAGGGTGTTTGTCTCTTTAACGTTGGTTATCAAATATTCCATCTGGCCTTCACATGTCTTAGGAACGACTCTACCGAATTTATCCTTTAATGCGGCGAAGTCTGATGCCATTTTTTCGTTTTTCTTTTGGGCTTCTTTTAAATTATCAGAAACCATCTTACCCAATGTTTCCAACCTAGTTACTTCTGCAGTTTGAATGTCATTGGCGATTGTCATCGCAGCCAAAGTCGATTTAGTTTTCTCCAACTCAGACTCAAGTGAAGATACTTTCCAGTAATGATAACCGGCACAGCTAAGAATGACTGCAGCAATTGCCGCATATAGGTAAAGTTTAAATGGAACCACTTGGTTTCCGATCAGATTTGTTTTTCATCCACTGCTTGAATGTTATCCTTGGCTCTTTCCTGAGGAGTACGGTGGAAGGGGCTCCACCGACAGGCTCGGTCACCTGTGCGTTAGCCACAACATTACCTACCTCTTCGTAAAAAGAAGCCTGCATTTCAGTAGAACACTCTTCGATTATATACGGCGTTTCACTTGAAGTCAAGTATGCCTCTTTAACTGAAGAGTATGCGCTTATCAAAGCTGGCGTTATCATTTTGTTTGACGGCGACCATGCGGTGAGAACAGCAGCAGGCACCTTCTGATTGAGGAAGAATTCTCCTGCAACTGATGCGGCCATAACCTTGTTTGCACCGGGGGAAACCTGCATTATTTTTCTGATTTTGTAACATAACCGATGGAGCAAATTATAATATTGCATTTCAGACGGCTTTGGTGGCCTACGCTCATTTCCATTGGCATCGATTATTCCTAGACGAAACGCATCCCACTGGGAAAATGGTGTGATCAGATAATGAATTATCCGCATCGCTGTCGTGTTATCTAAGGTGATCGAGTCCATCAAATACTCCGCATAAATGCTGCAATTTTTTCGTTTACTGCTATATCAGAACTCTTGATACCTAGCTCTGGAATAGTGTCTGGCATCAGACCTATACCGAGGAGGAATGTCTTCAGTAAAGAATGATACTCAGCCCCTAACTTGAAGAACAGCATCACGATACATTCCCTAGGCATGAAGATATTAAAGAGAATCATTATGTGATTCAAGATGAGCCTTAAGCTTATATCTTCACCTTCTGAGAACCTGCGCATAAGAACTTTGAGTGTCCCGAACTTTCTAATGTCTTTTGAGAATTCTAATGCCGTTCTGCATGAAGGATTGTCGTAATATTTTCTAGCATAATTAAAGAACGTATCATCAGTAAGAATCAAAATAATTCCTTAGACTATGATTGCGCCGCTATTACTCATCACAACCCATTTGTTGCTGATGTATGTTAACGTTACAGCATCACCTAAACTATTCAATGTGAATTTGGTTAACCCAAGACCGTTAGTGACAGTAACTTCAGCCGAATCGGTTATGGTTTGATCCTGAGCCAAAAGTATTATCGTTTTTGTCTGTCCATTAATACCTGCATCTAGTCTATACTTTGACGCGCCGTATGCCTTTATTAACGTCGTACCCTTTGATATTTCAATTGGATGCGTCACCGAAGGCGAGATTGAGGCAGGAGCCGCTAAAGGGTGCCCGATGATTTCTGAAGACCCAATTATAATACCAGTCCCAGAAACAGCAGGGATGCCATCAGTGTCATCAGCAACACCAATAGCACCAATTTTAAAGTTTCCAGTTAGATGTAGGTCTGATGCAGGCGAAACGGTTTTAATACCTACATTAGAGTTTGACCCATAAACTCTGAAAACTTCAGTCGCACCTTTTTTAATAATGAAGTTGATAGTTGAAGTTGCACCAACATCAAAAATAATATCCGAGGCAGACTTCAGTTTTTGGAGAATCGTTCCTAATGTTATTCTTTTAGAAACACCGCCCTGAACAACACAAAATGTGTCTGTTTCTGTGGTATCGGTTGCAACAGGTAGCTGAGAAACTTTGACTTCTGACATAATTTACCTTTAAACAATACCCAATACAACTTTTAGGTTGGCAAGAGAAATTTGCCGATTCCCGTCTAGTAAAATCATATCAGCATCAATAATTGAATTCACGGTGGTTCTTACCGGAGAAACATAATTCTTCATAACAACCCCACTCAACTTCTTTGTGGTACCGCCCTGCACCGCAACAAGCAAGTCTGCGTCAGCAAGGGCGACCACTGAGGTCAATTCTGATATTTTGGAATCGGCCATGTATTAAGCAGCCTGTTTAGTCGCTAGAGTACGTGAAGCAACAAGAACTTCTTTTATTGTGCGACCACCGGCAGTGACTGTATGACGTTCGATCCCAGATTCTGTGATATGAATATCGGAACCATCCAAAACAAAAGACCCAGCATCAGCTACAGAGTCGACGACAGCAGTTTCTGTAGATGTGTATCCAGTGACAGTATCTGCGTCGGCAAAGATTGCAGTGCCTTGGATTGAGTCAAGAATAAAAACTGTGTTGCCTGCGGTTCCTTGGATTTCTTTCAGCACACCAAGAGCGGTAGCTGAACCTTGAACTGCGTTATTGCCGACAACCTCACCGATGGTGAAAGCGCCCGATGGAGCAGCAACCGCAAGCTTCATCTGGTATTCTTTTGAAATGTAATTTTTGATATTTGTTGGCATTGTAATACTCCTTTAAATTATTTTGCGACAGACTTCGCAATGTTTAGAACTCGGGAAACCTTTCCCTGCTCTTTTTCCTGCTCTTCCAACATAATGATAGTCTGCTCAACGATTTCTTCTTCCAATTCTCCGATGCGATCAAAGGCATATTTAGCTGCACCATTGGCAGTCATGTTAATGCCTTCAGCCAGAATATCCTCACCATCCATAATCTGGTATTGGTAAATGTTTCCTTCTTTTAGGATATTTACCATCCAAGAATTTGTGAAAGTCTCTGCTAGTGAGCGAAGATATTTTCTCCCTGTGGATGATCTTGACATGCCAATAATACTATTGGCTTCCATACCTTTAGCCAAAGCTGCCTTGATATGCGGCAACCCGATGACGGCACGAGTGGCACCATGGAGTTGTGCGTGGATTCTTCCGGCAAGATCATCAGATTTTGGTGCGTCGACAGTTTGCGCGACAGATGCATCATCCTCATCGTCAACCATACTACGACCTTTTACTTCCACAGGAGCCTTATCGGCGAACGGGGTCTCCGGAGAAAACACGCCCTTTAGTTCTGGGAAAGAATACTTCTTAGTGATGGTACTAGATGCAGGAGTGTTGATCTGGGCATGTGAACCGTATCCTCTACCAGTAACCATTCTGGCACCGTGAAATTGTTTCTGCTTGGCACCAACACCAGTGGTAGTAATTGATGGGACAAAATCAGCAGCCTCAACTACAACTTCTTCTTTAACGCTTGTGGCACGCCGAACCATATCCTCTGCGGTGCCCTTAGCATCATCTAGGTCGTCAGTAAAATATTCAGATGGAGTATGCTCTGTTTTCCCATGGAACAGACGAACGCGATGACCATCAACAGAACCGGCAACATGAACTAGCTTTTTTCCTTCTGTTAGCTCAGCACAGCCAAGGTTTAATTTGAATATATTACTGGCCTTCTTAACATCATAAGAAATGTCTTTGAATTGCATGGTGGCATTTCTGTCCGAGCCACTCGGAACTAACATCTTAATGCTCATTTTGACTTTTCCTTCTTAATGGACACTTTACCATTTTTACTTGACGCGACTTCAACTGGTTCAACAGCGACTTCAACTGGTTCAACAGCGACTTCAACTGGTTCAACAGCGACTTCAACTGGTTCAACAGCGACTTCAACTGGTTCAACAGCGACTTCAACTGGTTCAACA